CTAGTTGATGATTTTATCGAGTTTATCGGAGACTGATTTTTGCATATCTGGTAGTACATGACTATACGTATTAAGCGTCGTTTCGATATCGGAATGACCAAGACGATCAGCAATTAATTTAACGTTAACATTTTGCTGAATCAACATAGTCGCATGGGTATGACGGAGGTCATGGAACCGTATCTTAGGTAGTCCTAGTTTCTCCGTTAAATTGTAGAACTCTTTGCGTAAATTACGAGGGATCATCGGATTACCCTTGCGAGCACATACAACTAAGTCATGATCATCATAATCCCGTTGGTAATATTTTTTCTCATCCGAAATAGTTTGTCGATGTAGTTTTAATTCTTCTATTAACTTTGCTGGCATGTGAATTGAGCGTACACTTGATTCGTTCTTAGCACCAGGTTTGATTTGAGCACCTTGCGTTAATGTTTGACGGATATATAACGTATGTCTTTTGAAATCAATATCACTCCATCTTAACGCCATAATCTCACCTTGTCGCATGCCTGTTAATAGCGCCATTATACAGGCGATGTAGACACGCGTTAAACGTTTGACGTTCTTAGATTCATCGATAAAGTAATTAACTTGCTCTAACGTCCACACACTCATTTCTTTTCGTCGTCTTTTCGGTAAGGTTGTCCCAGTTGCGGGATTTTCCTTGATCAACTTTAAAACCTTCGCCTTTTTCAACGAAGCACTAACGATTCGGAAAATTAAATGGATTGTATGGGGAGAGTAATCCGTTTTATTTACTAAGTCGTTTATAAATTTCTGTATGTGTATTGGTTCGATTTGCTGTAATTTGAAATGGCCTAATTTTGGTTTAATTACGTTTCTATAATAAGTATGGTGGATATCATATGTCCATTCTTGTAGATGAATCTTACGTTCTTCGAACCATTCTTCTAAGTATCTAGCGTAAGTAATTTGCGATAGATTTAAAAACTCATCACTTAACAATTCCGCTTTCAATTTAGTCAGAGCATCCTCAGCTTCTTGTTTCGAAACGAATCCACGTTTTCTTACTTGTCTACGTTTACCTGTAAAAGGGTCCTTCGCGATGTTAAACACAAAAGTCCATTTTCCTGTTGCTTTATCTTTACTTACTGTACCGTTCATATCCTTATACCTCCTGGTAAATAGGACTAAAACGGCTTCCCTAATAACATTTTATAAGACTCGTCACTCTTTGTATAGGGGTATAAAAAGTAGAAAAAACGTAAATAATTTTATTTTTTTTCGAAAAAAGTGCGCGAGGCTCCAATGGTATGCGTCATATATAGTGTAAGGAGGTCAGGATTCAGTGAATGGAGGAGAAAAGTTGAAAGTTGGAGTTCTTGATTTACGTCAAAATAAATTCGTAATGGTAACAAAAGCAGTAATCGATGACACTCGCTTTATTACAAAGCCAGTAGATAAGTTAATATACGCTGTACTTTGCTCTTATGCGAATAATGATACGAGAGAATCCTATCCAAGCGTTTCAGCTATATCGCAAAGGGCTAGATGTTCAGAACGCACAGTACGTAGATCGTTGCGAACGCTAAAAGAGTTAGGACTTATTGACGTTAAGGCCAGATTCGATGATTATGGGCAGTCCACTAATCTTTATGTATTATTGGAGCTTCCTGATTATTTTAATGAGGGGTTGACAAAAAAGGAAGAGAGTCCTTGCTGATTTTGTCATGGAGTCCCTGTCGCCAAGTGCAGACGAACTATACTTACATTAACTAGACTTATAAGAACTATACTAAAGATTAAAAACTAAAACCTTGAAGTCTATTTCTAACGAAATATCCTTCCGTCATTAATATATTCTGCGGTAATTACTTATATAAAAGAATGCCGCTAATAGATGATGAGATACAACGAGCGTAAGTGAAGTTGTAAGGTTTTAAATAATTATCGAGAGGAACGATTTATATGAATAAAAAGATTCTTATTAGACGGTTAGAAAACATCTTATTTCACATAAATACAAACGGAAAAATAATTGGAGGTTACCGGACGTTAGAAGACGTCAAATATAGCCTAGAAAACTTAGTAAATGAACTGAAAGAAAGTTAAGAGGAGGTGTTTACGGTGAGAGACGTAACGAAACGATTACAACGTATTCTATCGGAACTAGAATCGTTAGAGTCCGACATGCAACAAACGAATATACGTAAGTCAAAAACGGATTTAGCGCAACAAGATATCTTACATACTATCGAAATAGAATCGTTTACTTCAGCACGTGGCAATCACTTGTTGAAAGAACTGAAACGTATTCGTAAAGAACGTCGTAAAGCAAAGGACGATCAAGCGGTGTTACAGTCGGTCATGCACACGCTAAAAGGCGTAAAGCAGAGAGTCGAGTGTAGCATCGGGAGTGTAACCGGAGTAATTGAACGTCAACAAGAACGCAAGGTCACGAAAGGTTATTAATGTAAATTCTATGGTCAAATACGTAGACAAGAATCTAGGAATCAACGAATGCAATTAACGATGAGTGTTATCGGTAGGATAGGCGGTAACTAACGCAGATATATGATACCGGTCAGAAAAAAAGACCTAAGAATATAGGTCAAAAGAAAAGGTGTAGCCATATATTAACATTTTTGTCGGTCGAAGACTATATGTATCGTATTGAGAAAATTCATAACGACATATGTCGAAAACATAGAAAAAAAGAACCTCTGTAACGACAGAGATTCGAAAGGGATGGAGTAAATACGTCTATTAGGAAGACGCATCGAGTAATGTCTGCTCGATAATTAAATGATAGCACGAATCTTCAGAAACTATTAGCGGTAAATATACCCACTATTAGAAGACCAAGGAGGACTAACAAATAAACGAATGTTACACGATTTATTACTGAAAGAAATCTACATCGAGGCGCTAATCCGTCGCAACGTATTCAAAACGGAAGACGGGCGGGACTTATGGCAGGCGTCTAACGAGGAATTACATGCGCAATTATTTGCCGAGGAGGGGAACCAATGACACGCATATCAACGAAAGATTTCCGCAACCTACCAATCGAAAAGTGGAACGTAACGACATTCCGAGAGTACCTAAAGCACGAACACGAGGAACGTTACAATATTCCTTATGTAACTCGTAGCTATGCGATGGAAGGTCGTATGTTGAAGACGTTCATCGCCGAGTATAAAACGGAAGCAACGAAACGATTCATTGACGTATGCTTTGCCGACTATAAGCCGACGCGGGAGTATCCCGGATTAAACTTTACGTTTATGTATTCGTACATGCGATCTAGGTTGTTGCCGAGAGTACTTGAAGAAATTCGTAGAAAAGGTGCACATTTATCTCGGAATACGGAACATATATCAGTAAGTACGGAAGAAATTATTGATTATTTATAAGCGGAAAAATTATTTTTCGAAAATGTGAGCACAAACCGAAAAATATGAAAGTAGTATTAGTAGAAGCGGAGGGATTGAAATGACAAGACCTAAATTAACGTTTGAACAAGTGAAAGCGAAGTTTGAAGAACGTGGTTACGAGCTATTGGAAACTGAGTACGTAATAGGTACCGCAAAGATGCGATATAAATGCCCGCACCATCCAGATAAAGAGTTATCGATTAGCTATGCGGAATTACGTAACGGCAGTGGTTGCCGATATTGTGGGATATTAAAGCGTAGGCATTCTTTTGAACTCGTAAAAGAAACGTTTGAAAAACGTGGTTACAAATTGCTAGAAAAAAGCTATGTAAACGATAGAACGAAAATGCGATATAAATGTCCGCATCATCCAAACGAAGTATTTACGATACTGTTTTCACATTTACGAAGAGGACATGGTTGTCCGAAATGTGGACAAGAACGGAGCGGACAAGCCCGATCGGAAGCACATTTTATAGAGCAAGCATCGAAGGGACCGTCAATCTATACGAAAGCCCAGCGTCAAGAAGCACGTCAAGAAACTTCGAGATTGCTAGATACGTATTGTTACGATTGTCCAAACGAGGATTTACCGTATATCGGAGCGATTGAAGAGCATTGCTACAAAAACTGTCCGCATGGGATTGGATTAGATATACGAAGATGTGGCGCAATATTAGCCGGTGAAGATGCTGACGCAGTAACTGAGTACTATAAGGTGAAGTTCGAAAAAGAACGTATCGACCGTAAAGGGGTGACGGTATAATGCAATGCATTCTATCCGATTATTGTTCGCTATACAAAAGCGAATCATGTAACCGTCAATGTTTTTCCTACATCGCACTACATGGACATAACGGTAATGGAGGACGTATGGCAGCGACTAACTTACCGAAAGAATATCGTCATTTAACGTTACTAAATTCGCCTGTACGAGCGTCTCAACCGAAAGTCTATAAGATTATCGATGCGCAAGTAACGACTTTCTCACGGCAATTTGAGGCGGAAGCGTCGTTAGACCCGAAGGATAAGATCAAATCGATGTATTTGTTTTCCGAAGAAACTGGCACAGGGAAAACGACGACAGCAGCCGTAATTTTAAACGAATGGCTCGTACGGCATTACATCGGTAGTTTGCAGCGAAATAGGCAATCGTTGCAGGTACCAGGTTATTTCTTAGATGTGAACGAATGGCAAACGTTATTCAACGAATTTAATCGGTCGAATATACCGAAAGGAGTAGCGGAGAAATCGGCTAAGGAATACTATCGTCGCATGAGTAATGCAAAGACGGCACCTTTCGCAGTGCTAGACGATATTGGAGTACGGAGTGCAACCGAAGCTTTTCGTGGAGATTTACATGCGGTAATTAACCATCGGGTAACGAACGGATTACCTACGGTATACACTTCGAACATTCCTATCGACGAGTTGGAGAGCGTGTTTGATCGTAGGTTGTACGATAGAGTACGAGATTTATGCGTGGTGTTGCCGTTCGAGGGCGATTCGAAAAGGGGGATGCGTAGATGAAGAAGTATATTATCGCAGTATTTATATCTCTACCGACATGGTTTTGGCTTACGTATTTTTGCGGATTAAGTGAGATAGAAACGTTGGCTACTGCTTTTATTCTCGGAGTGACTTTCGGAATTTATGAAGCGATATTAGAAGAAATGGATAAGTAAGACAAAATTTGAATTTTGTTAAGAAATGGGGGCTACAAATGGACTATGAAAAAATGTGGAAAGAGTTAAAAGGACATTATGAAAATCGTGTAGGGGAATTAAAAGATAAACAGTATCCTAATCCATCAAATCCAAGAACATTGGCAAAAACAATAGTGAATGTTATGAATCATTTGGAGTTAAAAAACGAAAAGGGTGATGAAAAATGAAATTCTGGGCGGTTGCTTATCAATTTGATGAAGATTCGTTTTATGATTTTGCTAAAAATGAGGATACGTACGATTTAAAAGAAAGTTGCTTCATGCCAACAAAAGAAATGGCAGAAACGTTTATTGAAGATGAATTATCTATTCAGTATGTTCCGGTAGAAATTGAAGTGGAGACATTACAGAAAAATGGTATTTGGTCTTATACAAGAGGTCGAGTTGAACGTTGGGACGAGGATTTTGAATAAAAGCGTTATTTTAATCAAAAGGAGAGTTGATTTATGGGAAAGAAGAAAAAGGCGGAAAAGTTATGGGAAAAAGCAAAATATTGGTTCGGTGACGGAGAAGTAGATGTTGATTTAATGGTCAGAATGGATGTTATTACAAAAGAAAGAGTTATTGAAATGTATTTAGCTGAAAACAAAACAAAATAGTTATTTTGGAGAAAAGGAGAATAAGAGATGAAACTTTATGCTATCGCTTATCAATATGAGGAAGATTCGTACTATGATCTATCAACGCAGGAAGAAACCCTATTCTTAAAGGAAACTTGTTTTCTTCCGACAGAAGAACTAGCTCAACAGATTATCGATGAAGAACTATCAGTTAAATATGTTCCTGTTGAAATAAATCTTATTTCTTTACAAGAGAATGGGATTTGGTCTTACGAACGAGGTCGGGTAGATGTATGGGATGAAGACTAAATAAAATACTTATTTTGAGAAAGGAGGAGAAACGATGGTAAATCTAAAAGTGCGTGATTTTTACCAAAGGGAAAACTATGAGAATATCGGGTATTTTCTACTTGGGATGTTTATGTGTACGTTCGTTTTACTTCCTATAGGATTGGCTATCAAATTGTTCGGTAAGATAACAGGAAACTAAATTAAATCTTTATTTGAGAGGGGAACGAAATCGTGAAATATGATAAACAAGAATGTCCGAAATGTAGCAAGCCAGTTAAAACTTTATATAGACCATCAATGAGTCATAAAGGCCCAAATCTTTGCTATTGGTGTAATAAGAAACGTGTTAAAGAAGAAAAAGCAATGAGCGCACAAAAATAATACAAAATCTCTATTTGAGAAAACGAACAAAAAGCACTACTGGATCCAGTGAAAGTTCGTGATTTAATACAAAATCGTTATTTGAGAGAAAGGGATAAGGAAGAATGAACAAATATACAGCAGTAACATTTGTTAATTTAGGTGTTTTAACGTTAGCCGGATTTATTTTTTACTTAACAAATAGTTGGTGGGCATTAATTATCTTATTCTGCTTATTTAGAACTACTAAGGATTAATACAAAAACGTTATTTGAATAGAAAAGAGGAAAAAAATGAGCATATACGCAGAAGGTTTTACAGATGCAGTAGTTGTTTTAGAAGGTGAGAAATATAAAGTTTCAAAGATAGATGTAATCGATGTATCGGATCAAGAGAATAAACCAGATAAAACACTTCTAATCACACATAAAATTGAAGGATTTGAAGTTCCTATCTATTTGCTAATTGATGACGAAGAAGAATCTTTTACGTTTGGAATGTCTGTTGGTGATGGTATCTCATTATTCGTGCCAGTTACTGATGAAGAAGTATTTGAAAAAGCTGTTCAATTAGTAGCATCTTTGGAGGATGAAGAAAACTAAACAAAAACGCTATTTGCTACTAAAAATTAAAAGTGAAAAGAGCACTATAAATAAGTGCCCTTTCCAAGAGTGAGTATAAATACCTATCATTCTATACTAGTATATGTTAATAGATATTAATTGTGAAAAAATTGACCAAAACCTTATTTGATAAAGATATAACTAAGTTACAATAAATTCTACGATAATTGGAGTTGCTCCATCAAGTACATCTCCACCAGGAATGGTAATAGAAGAAGGACCAACAGTGATAGTTGAGGTATCAGCTGTTTGGAGAACACCATTAATATAGAGGTTGTAGTAAGAATATGAAGCTGGAAATGCTGTATTGGTCCCTATATCATTTGTAAAAGATGTTGCAGCAATTGCAAATGTAGCACCAGTACCTGTCCCAGAGCTTGCTAAGCCGGTGAATTTTCTACCAGCCACAAAAGGTTTAACGATAGCCATTGAAATTCGCTCCTTTCTAAAATTAACTCGAACAAACTTTTAGAAAGCTTGGTCCTGTATTATATTTTATGGTTTACTTTTCGAAAAGAAACGGCTTATATATTAGCATATTAGTGCAATTTTTATCATTTGTATATAAAATTATTAGGATTTCGAGGATGAGTTTCGTGTTATTAGGAAGAGATAATTAGGGGGATTTTAAATAAAAATTTCATTTTGTAGAAAAGGGAGGATAAACAATGAGCTTATACTCAACGAAGGAACAAGAAACGGTACTTACGTACGACAACGAAACGAAGGAATGGAGCGCATACTCTTGCGTTCCAAAGCACATTCGTAAACTATTAGAAATAGCCGGAGAGGAAAACGTTACAGTTATCGAGAGTGATAACGATGATAAACCACTAGCAGTGAAATGTACGTTAGAAGAAAAACAAGTAAGCATGCGAAAACTACGTCAGTATAGCGAGGATCAGAAACGTAGGATGGCGGAGAGAATGCGAGCGGTTCGAGAAAATATATGATTAATGACGGACAACGCCGAAGAGCTATAATAATAGAGAAAAGAATTAAAAGTATGAATTATACCATAAATTAAAGTTTTGTACTTTTTAAGATTTGAGGTAGAAAAAACAAGGTATTATATCATATTTCACAATTTCTCGCTTTTTGATTTCTTTAGTAAAAACTACTCATTTTTATTGCAAATGGATGTAAAGTTTCGTTTTTTATTAAAAACATAGAAAATAAGCAGTTTTTATGTAAGAGATTTAAAAAAGATAAGAAAAAATATATGTGTTACAGTTGCTCTATAAATAGAATCTAGCGCGATTACAAAGGATGTTGCCTAGTGTTAGTTTCTTTTATACACTCGGAATCATACCGCTCTTTGACAACCGAATAAAAAATCACTCAACAAACAATATATTGGAGGTGTAGTTAATGAACTACGGAGAAATGCTCTTATCGAAAGTGGTTGATACCGCTAACCCAGTTCAACTGAACTACGTAACAGAGCGAGATTTTGTTACAGAAGCTGAACGGAAAGCGTACCGTTTTATCCGTGATTACGTAGAAACGAATCGAGGTAAAACGCCCGATTTCCGTACGCTAGTAGCAGAAGTCGACGGCTTCACATACGTCCCAAATGTCGAGGATAGCTTCGAGTATTTAACGAAGCAAATAAAATCCTATTCTGCAAAGATCGAAGTGATGGGGTTACTACAAAACGAAGCGCCGGGCCAATTCGAACAACTAGACGGAAATTCTTTCCTTGAATGGTTGCGAGAAAAAGTAGACGGAGTTATAATAAGAACAAACGTTCGTTATAAAGTGGGAACAAGTTTGAAGACCGACACGAACAGGTTTCTGGAAGAATACGAACGTCGTAAAAAGGGCGAGTCATATCGCATTTGGCACTCACGTTTTCCATTTATCAATAAGGCAATTGGTGGCTATGTTTCTTCAAACGTTTATACAATCTACGGAAAGTCAGGGCGTGGTAAATCCGCAACGACTATCGAAGAGGGAGTAGAGATGGCGTTCCAAGGAGCGAACGTGCTTATATGGTTAATGGAAATGGGATGGTTCGAGGGAATGGTACGTTTATATACATCGATTTCTTCTCGTATTGGAGCGACTGTAGCCGAACTAGACGGTATAAACCTCGAAGCCGGTTTTGATTCGAAGGAAATCCGTCATGGTAAACTATCAGAAGAATTTGAACAAGGATTTAAAACGTTTTTAGCGAATATCAACGAAATTCTACCTGGTAATATTATCGTACGAGGCGTAGATGATGACGACTTTCACCGAAGAGATTTACGTCAATTAGAAATAGATATAACTGAGACGAACGCTGACGTCGTTATAGTCGATCCGTTTTATTACCTAGATTACGAGAAGAATACGTCTAAAACGGCTGGTGGTGATGCGGCTGAAACATCGAAGAAGTTACGTCGATTAGCCGGTAAGACAGGAGTAGTGATGTTTGCTATCACACAAGCGGATGAGGTTGATAATAATGAGGACGAAGATGGCCAACGAGAATTACGCTTACCGAAACGTAGCGAGGTAAAGAAAACGAAAGCGCTCTTAGAGGACGCGGCGTTATTGATAGCGGTTGATACTGACGCAAAACAAGGACGAGGTATAATCGGTATTAATAAAGGGCGTGATGGCGGCGAAGGGGAATCTGCCGAGATTATTTACATGCCGCAGATTGGTGTTATTAAGGAAATGGAAACCGGTGAGATGGCAGCGAAGCAATTTACGAGTGTGTTTTAATCGAAAGGGGAATGAACATGGAAAACGTAAAATGGCTTGAAGCGAGTGAGAATAGTAACGGAATCACGTCAATAGCAATGGTTGAAATTAATAAGGGACTAAGCGTCGGTAGAATCGTAGGTTATAACGGCATCTTGAAAGGCGAAAAAGTAATTTATAAAGATAATGAGTATACAGTCGTAATGGCATCAAGACTAGGACACTTTGGGTTATCTGAAACAGGTAAATTACCGTATACAATCTGTGCTAGCCCTAATGAGGTATCTGTATGCCAACAGTAAAAATCCGGGATCAGTCAATAAATGTAGACATCGAGTATGAACTTCGGCAACATACCTGGACTAATGAACGATGGTCATCTGATAAACTAATGGCAGCGAGTCCGTTTCGATATGAACATACACCTTCGTTTTTCGTTAACTTAGACGGAGATTACGCAGGTACATGGAAAGATTCAGGCGCATTTGATAACGAATGGGAAAGCGGCAACTTTACCAAATTGTTATCTTACTTGCGAAATGAAACGTATGAAGAAACGGAAGCTTATCTATTAGAATCGTATGGCACTAGTTACACATATGATAACCTCATACTTAAGCCACCGAAATTCCGGATTGAAAGCGGTCAAAAGACCCTCGATTTTGGTCGGTTGCAAGAGCATGCTTATCGTCATCCGTATTTAGGACAACGAGGTATTAGCGAGGAAGTACAAAGGCAAATGAAGATCGGTTACGACCGTTTTAGGCAGGCGGTTGTAATTCCGTGGTTTGATACAAACGGTAAATTGGCGAATATAAAGTATCGGAAAACGCGCGGCAAAGCATTCTGGTACGAAAAAGACGGAAAGCCAATTGGAGATTTGATATACGGGCTACATCTTGCTTATAGACGGAATATTAAACGTGCAGTATATTGTGAGGCGGAAATAGACGCGATGTCATTTATGACGGCTGGGTTTTTCGGATTGGCAAACGGAGGCTCGTCGTTTAACCAACGAAAAGCAGAGCAAATATTGAAGTCGCCGATAGAAGAATTAGTTATCGTGGCGGATAACGATCCAGCAGGCGAAAAACTCCGAAAAGAACTTGAGAAATATTTAAATGGGAAAATACGCTTGACAAATGGATATGTTCGTAGATTTAAGGATGCGAACGAAGCGTTAATAAAAGACGGAAAGGATTCGTTGATATCTGTAGTTGATAATGCGGAACCAGTTCGATTAAAATTATCATACGTGAATTCACGTAGTGACGGTCGGAGGGAAGATACGAAACCTTCCCAGTAAATCGATGTTATTCCGTTTCCCATTCGTACAATTCTTCGATGTCACAATGTAGTTTAGCTGCAATATTGCGCGCTCTTTCTACGTTAGGCAAATTACGCAGGCTGACATAATCCGTTATGGATTGCGGTGTGATACCGACTTTTAGTGCAAGTTCAGCTTGTGTAATGCCATTCTTTTTACATAGTTCGGGAATACGGCACCTTCCGACTTTAAACGATTTAACCACCTCCTCGTATGATGGAGTTAGGTTTTTTAGGGACGGGATGTACCTATAAACCCAAGAGTATCTATTGTATGAGATACTCATATTTGTAGATAGAGTGTTGCCGACCACCTCCTTGAATCTTTGTATTCGGTTGAAAGAATGGTACCTCTGTCTAATAAGCAGTTTACGAATGAGTTGGATGTTGATGACCATTGGTCATTCTTCGTATCTCTTACGAGGTAGTAGCGCTTATTAGTTCAGAGGAGGACAACACTATCTAACACTGATTAAAATAGAGGTGTAATCTATGGTGTATTTAGGTATTGATATCGCTAAACATAAACATTATGCGTCCATTATCGACCAAACTGGAAAACCCATTACTAAACCATTTCCCTTTCAGAATCACAAAGAAGGTGGACAAGCACTATTAAATTGGATGTACCAGTACATTGAGTCTCCTACAGAAATACTGATTGGAATGGAAGCAACAGGGCATTATTGGTTAGCCGTTTATTCTTTTCTACTGGATCATGGCTTTTCGGTCGTTGTATTAAACCCAATTCAAACGAATGCCTGGCGAAAAGGAACCGAAATTAGAAAGCGAAAAACAGACGCCATTGATGCGACTATGATTGCCGATATCATTCGATTCGGCCGTTTTGTTGAGACACCACTTGTAGATGAGAAAATGTTCGCTCTAAAACAAATGAGCCGCTTTCGTAATGCGCTTGTAAGTAACATGAGTGATTTGAAGCGAAAAGTTCTTGTCGTACTAGATCAGACTTTCCCAGAGTATCAAAGTATTTTCTCTAATGTTTTTGGTAAAACTTCTTCTCAACTCTTACTTGAATATTCTTCTCCTAGCGACTATGAACAGATAGCTATTGATGATTTGACACAAACCATTGAGCAAGCCAGTCGTAACCGACTAGGAAAGAAAACAGCTGGCAAGCTAATGGAATTAGCCTCTAATTCATTTGGTGTTACCTTCTGTAAAGACGCTTTTTCCTTCCAACTAAAAATGTTGATGGAGCAAATTCGTTTCATCGAAGATCAAATCAAAGAATGTGAAGAAGAAATGTCACAACTTTTAATTGAATTAGATACTCCTATCATGACAGTACCTGGTATTGGACCAATTTTAGGTGCCACTATACTAAGTGAAATTGGGGATATACATCGCTTTGACAAACCATCTAAACTTGTCGCTTACGCAGGCATTGATGCCTCTGTGTCCCAATCTGGGCAATTTGAATCCTCAGGTACGTCTATATCCAAGCGTGGTTCTTCTCATTTACGTAGAGCCTTATTTCAGGCGGCTATTACAGCTCATAAACATGATCCTGTATTAAAAGCCTTTTATGAAAAGAAACGAAAACAAGGAAAGCACTACTATGTTTGTATAGGAGCCGTAGCTAGAAAGCTGTGTTACATTATCTACGCCATTCTTAAAAACAATAAACCTTATGAAATCCCACCACACACAACAGAAACATGATTTTCTCTTTTTTTTGAAAATCCTTAGGTTTATTTGGTGCGCCCTTTTTTTAAAAAACACCCCCTATTTATACCAAAAGAGCTCCTTGACTTTTCATAGTTGGTCTTTCTTAAACCGGAGGCTTTGAAACTATTATTCTTGAATGTTTATAATTTTAACTACTTTTTCTATAGGTACGTCTAGATGTAGACAGATTTCTTCTATTGTACTCAAATTTACAGACATCCCTTTGTTAATATTGGCAATAGTTCTTGCGTTTAGAATGGTACCGCGGAGATCACTAATTACCATCTCTTTTTCTTTTAGTGTCTCATGCAACGGAGAGTAGTCAATCATTTTAACACGTCCTTAAAAAAGTTTCTCAACCCATTCTCTGTTTACAAAAGTAAACATTAGAATTATAATTACATTATACCAAAATTTTCTTATACAGCATAGGAGGGTTTTCAAGTGCCGGGGTTTCACAGAGAGATATGCGATTTTATAAATGATAGAGACGATTTAACATTTTCAAGTGTAGGTGAACAAATCGAGGCGTCAAAGCAATGTATGTCTAAGTTTAAGAAGGATGGTACCATAGGGTTTAGAAAACTCTTGAGACTCTCCTATTATCTATTTCCAGAGAAACAACGTGAGAGGATGGAGGATTGGTGCCTGCAATTAGATTCAGCAGAGTCAATCCAACAGAGTTTAGAATATGCAGCAATAACACGGAATGTAAATTTACTAAAAAAACTAATTAAGAAACACAAAAAAGAAACTGGTATTGTAGGAGATTATATAGATGTTTACAAAATTATCTATAAATACATGAACTACGATATAGAAGGTTATGAAATAATAGAACATTTAAAAAAGATTGAAAATACTGAAGATGGCACACTCACGATATTGATTAATATACTTAAGTGTTATGACCATTTTGCGCAAAAAAAGATCCATCTTATGTTGGATATGGCTTTAGAGGTAGAAGAAATGATTAAGAATTTAAGTGATAGTCGAAAGTTATTTATCAAGGAATGCTATCTTCATAGACTAGCTGAAATTTTAGCTCCAGTTTATCTACATAGAAATGAGCTAGATTTAGCAAGACATTATGCCTCTCTAATAATTAATGCAAATATTTGCGCGAAAACAGTTTCTGATGCGTCATACTATGTAGGGATGACGTACTTAGTTGAAGATAAAGATAAATGTTTAGAGTATCTTCAAAGAAGTCACGAAATCGCCAAATCTGTCAATGTAAAAAATTTAATTTTACAAACAAGAGATAACCTAGATTATGTTAAAATTTACCTAGGGATACCGCTTGGGATAGATTCAGATGCGAGACTTGTTATGTATCAAAACAATAGAAAAAATGTGAAGTTAATTAACGATTATATTGAAGAGAGAGGTGAGAGAGACTTTCTTTTGATGTATAAAGCTTGCAATCAAGAATCTATCCTTGGGCTGTACGAATGTTTCCAGAGGTTCTTTTCAAATTCGAACTTCTTTTTCTCTAGTCTAGTAGCAAAAGAAATATACGACAGAGGCGATCGTTCCGGTATGACTCAAATGTTAACTAATTTTAAAACTAACAATTTAAAGGGAGAGATTCAGTTTGAAAAAAGTTTTATTAGGAGTTTCCGCAATTTTGACTCTAGCTCTAGGAGTGTTTGCGCTTAATGAATTTGTAGATGCACAAGGAGATAATCAACAATACAGTTCACAAGAAACAAGACCGGGTGGTTAATTAGCAATTGAATAAGATTATGAAGAACGATCTTATTGATCGTTCTTTTTTTGTTTTTCTAAATGTTTACGAAAGTATACAAAGTGTAAATTCCAGTACTTAGTGTACTTTGATAAATATTCCATGGTAATATGCTACAATTTGAACATTGGCAATAAACGAAAAATTTCTTTTGAAAAAAATTATAAAAAATGTGCGCGGGCTTGGCAGCTTGTGCGTCATAGTTAATGTAAGGGGGAATAAGAAGTGAAAGACGAACAAAAATTGAATATTAACGAAATGGCAAACGATTATCTTCGAACAGGTGATGATTTCGTATTTACGGATTTGTACACTAGCCTATCGGAGGTATATCGGGACAAGCTTCGGTATTGGAGTACGAGTACATACATGGCAAACGAACATGACATAACCGACCTGTTCCATGATGTAATACACAAAGTATTAGAAAGTTTGCGAAATAACGTTGGCGGCGATTTCGTAAAACTATTCGCAGTATCATTAGGTAACAGTTACAAATCATTACTACGGAAGTTACGTACGAGAAGAAAGTACGAATTATACGATGGGCCAGATAGCGATGAGAATGAGAACACGGCAATGTTCGAAACTCTCAAAGACGACTTTGACTTAGAAGAACACGTTATAAAAAAGAAAGAAGCCGACCAGCGTGAGCTAATCGACTTCCTTGCAGACCCTGAGCAGGTCAATGACGAGACAACGACGGCGATCGTTGAATCGTTCCTGTCGAGTGAGAATAAAACTCCAACGCCGACGGCAATCGGCAAAATGTTGGGGCTACATCACTCGACGGTTATACGCAAGATCGAGCGCCTGGCAAAGCGCTTCGACGAGAGAAAGTTTGGTAATTACCGAGACTATCTCCTTGCGTAAAGATACGTTCTATATGCTTAGGCAGTGCATATAGGACAAGTAGTTTAACACATTTTGTTTGATGTACGAAGGAGGCAAAGCGCTTCCTCTCGTACCTACAACTAACCGACTTGGCAGGTCAATCAATTGCAATACTTTTGCTTAACGAGGAGTTAAGCCGAAGTACACTGATAGTGCACTCCGTATTTTTATTATAACTTACGTTTGTATTATTAACAATTGTTAACGAATTAAACTTCTATCGACAATAGTCAACGAAAAATGCACGTCGATATAACGTCATTACCTGTGTATTTCCCCAAAATATGAACAACGGGTAGTGACGTCATATGGGCGTTTGGCATTACAGCACGATGTGTTGCGTCCTACAAAAATTCTCGATTTCTACCGATGTATCCCCCACGTCGGTATTGCGTAACTTGAGCGATTGTTTAGCGCTCAAAAGCGATAAGTTGCGTAATACGGGCGTGGGAGTCACCCAAGCTCGAATTTATAACAAGGGAGTTGTTTCAATGGGTATTAGAGAAACGTTAAAAAAGCGTGAGGAACAACGAGAAGCAAATCAAAACGGAGGTAACAACGATTTTCCAGAAGGCGTAACACGATATGTTCGCATGGGGAAGCGCGGCGAAGTAAACGCAGATGGTCGCACGTTTATCTTACTGGCTGATCCAGATAATTGGTATTTCTACTTCGTACACGAAGATAAAACTTTCGACGGTAAACGTACAATCCACCGATTCCGAAAGCATTCATGTTTACACTCTCCACGTGAAACAGACGCAGACATTACGCAATATTTCAAACCAGGTAAAACTGAGTGTCCGTCGTGCAGAGTCGGGGCGAAACGTAAGATGTACGCAATGATTCCTGTTTACGACCTAGAATACACTACTTATCGCGTGATCGATACGGCTGAGTTCCATATTAACAACATCATCGCTGATTATGACAAAGCCGAAAAGATGGGCCGTAAGTTTAATCCAGAATACTCCTTAGTAGGTGAAGCGGTCCACTTCAAACAAGTCGATAAATCTTATTCACTTGAGTCAGGCGAAGCAACAGACGAGCAAATCGAAAAGGCTAAGACTTTTATTGGTACAGACTTCAGTTACGAAGATTTAGCTAATTACCGCGAAGAGAACGACATCATTGCATTGTTACAAGATGCGGAAGACGAAGCGATTGATAAATCTAAATTGCCGGCGGCCACAAGCAACGAAGGTACACCAATTGATATCTCAGACGATGATTTACCGTTCTAAGGGGGAGCGCATATGGCACATGAAACAACAGTAAAGGGTGGTTGCTCGGAACTACGAGTGGCCCTCGCGCTCTTAAACCTCGGTTGGGAAGTAGCGAATTCGTTCATCCCGGAGGTTTACGACTTAGTAGCGCGTGATCCGATTAACAAACAGTGGTACACGATACAGGTAAAAACAATTCGAGTAAGACACGATCGCGACGATGCATTAGTAGTACAAGCGAAGAAAGGTAATGGCGAAGCTTATACGAAAGATGATTGCGACTATATCGCAGGCGTCGAAGGAGACCGCGTGTTCATGTTCGAATGTGCAGGTCAACGTGAATATTGGGCCACGGAAACTAGCGCGAGTCAACGATGGATTGAGTTAACGGCGACAACTAATAACGAAGAAAACGAGGAGGAAATTAAACATGGCTAAATTAGACGGAATTAAAGTGATTAATGAAAATACGGTGGAGTATAACGGGTTTGTTTATGAATTAGTTACAGGCGATGCGAAAGCAGCTGACGTAATCAAGGCATCTGAGCAAGAACTTGATGTAACAGAAGGAGCATTTTACTTAGTGGTAGACATTGATGACGACAACGATATCGTTTTTAAAGACAATGTCGATGATTCGAATTACTTTAATCAAGGAGAACATTCTGTATTCCGTAAATCGCACGTAATTACTACCGACAAACTAACCGATGCGGAAGGCGTAGTGAAAATCGAATTACCTGACGGAACTAAACTCGAAGGTACCCCGTCTGACTTGGAAAAGATTACTCGTAAATTACAAGAGATGCAAGCGGAACAAGGATCATCCGTGGAAATTAAGGCCGAAGTAGAAGAAACAAGTGAGTCGGTGTCAGTACGATTGCAGGTCGGTGATTACGCGAAGGTTGTCGAAGAAGGTTCTCATTCAGCCAAAGTCGGAGACATCGTGAAGATTTTCGTGGATGATGAAGATAATCAGCCGTTTAAATGTGAAGATTTACAAGGGAAAGAGCTACGTTATCCGTGGTTTAGAGAACATGAACTAGTAAAGGCAACCGACGAAGAAGTCCTCGAAGCAAAGCAAGCGTTATTGAAAGAAGGCGACTTTGCAAGGGTTATTGCTAATACATCAAACCATCGTTTTGAAATCGGTACGGTAGTAAATCTGAAGAGTCATAACAGTAATACTAAATCATTTTCCGCTTACTACCTTGACGGATCGGATTTCTGGGGAGTTTATAGTAAAGACCTCGAGCCACTAACGAAAGAAGAAACGGAGCACATCACTCGTGAAGCTGAGGAAGAGAAGAAAGCGAAAGCAGAGCGTGAGAAGTGGGCAGCTATCGGGCGTAAGGTTGGTGAGATTAAAGACGGTGATGTTGTAAGAGTAATCGATAAAGATAACACTCGCTTAAATGTTGGAGATATTGGTGTAGTAGCAGAATCTTACGACTATGTAAAAGAGCGTGAGGATAAACAAGAGGATAGTGTTGCATTTAGAGTAAATACAAGCAACTGTGAGTATATTAACTGGCTAGACGTTGCAAATGTAGAACTAATCGTCCCTGTAGAACAACGCTTCGATACAGTAGGTTAAACAATGCGCATTTGCGAAAATTGTAGCGCCTTACTCAACCATAAAGAATTCGTTTACGACGACCGTGAAGATAATCATTTTTGCGATAGGCGTTGTTTCGAGGAGTGGGCGGAAGATAATCACGAAGTGGTAGTAGAGTTTTATTACCGATTAAATTGCAAGGAAACGGGGCGGTAAACATGACGCCGAAGTTAACGTTAAATCTAAAAATACCGAGTGTTAGAGACAACGAAGAGACGAAAACACGGGTAGCAAAAGCGGTCGAACGAAAGGAAAAAGCGACCGAAACGATTGAAGAAGCGTTCCAACGCGTTTGGCAGACGAGTAAATGGGACGAGAAAGAAGCAGTATTATTTAAACTGGCACATGAAGCGTTCTTTTCCGGTGCGATAGGCAGGTTATCGGAAAAGCGTTTGACGAAAAAAGAAATTAAAGAAATGGGACAACGAGTACAAGAAGAGCGTGAGGATGCGTTGCGAAAGCAGCGTATCCAACAAACGCTTGTTAATAAACCAAGTAATTATCACATTATTACTGATGAAACGAAACTAGGCGAAATGATTTCGCGTTTATATAAAGAAACAGAATTACAACGTACTGACGAATGGTTTCAACAGGCATTCAAACTATTCGATAATACATTAATTCGAAGAAAACTGAAAGAACGAGGTATCACAATCCGTTCAGCGCTGTCATTGACGGTGTGGGATACGGAGACTTCCGGCTTAGACAAGATGATTGATTTAACGGGCGGTTATTCGTTTTGGCTTCCGTTATTAAACGAAGGTTATTACGTAGCTTATGGCCATGTAAATGAAAAACAACAATGTGGACGTTCCGTAGCGTTAGAGGTTGTAAAATCGTTTTTAGAAGATGCGGCACATATCAAGTCGTTTCATAACGCAGAGTACGATTTGAACTTACTACGTAACGATGGATTTAAACCAGCAGGCGTACGATTCGACTCAATGGACGCACAATTCATCTTATATGATCACGAAGAAACATACGGTTTAAAACCGCTATTCACGAAGTACAAAAAAGCAATTGGTGGATATGCGTTAGAAATGGACGATTTCACTTTCGAAGATTTATTCGGAAATGGGTCACCGTTACCATACGACGCTGAAACTGTTGGGATATACGCCATCAAGGACGTTCATAAAGGTTGGTTATTAACGAAATGGCAAATTGATAATTTAGTAGCAACAGATGATTTAGCGAAAGCGTATTTTGAAATCCGTCAATACTTACCTGAAGTAAACGTAGAGATTGTTCGTACTGGATTCGAATTAAACTTAGAAGAGCTTTCGAAATTGGAAGTTGAGTACGGAGAAGCTCATGGCGAAGCGCAACGTAAGTTATTTGAAACATATCAGATTGACGATGAATTTCTATATAAGATGTCGCTTGCAATTAAAGGCGAGCAGATTAACAAGTGGATTGAGGCGCAAAAGAAACGTATTGAAAAACAAAAAGATATGTTAAAGAAGTGCCAGGCGGAATTTAAAATAGCCAATCCAACGACTAAAAAGTATCAACAATTAAAGACTCGTATTCATAAGTATCAAACCGAGGCTTTTCCCGAGGCGATTCCGCAGAACGCACCGGATTATATACATGAATTTAACTTATCAAGTAATGATCATTTAGCGTATTTAATATACGACCATTTAGGCATTAAGGACCGTACGAAAGAAATCGTAAAGGACAAGAAGAAAGTACGAGCGGTTTCCAATGATGTGCTGGAACGTTATTTCAAGGAAGAAGAATCGCTAAAACCACTAGCGGACTTTTCGAAATATAGCAAGTTACTTGGTACCTACGTTGAGAAGATGCCGAAAGCATTAGATGTCGACGGGCGGATTCATACGCAACTTAGAACGGTATCAACTGGACGCTATGGTTCGAGCGGTTACAAAGGAAAACCAAACGATGTTTATACCGGTTCAGTTACAGACGGTAATTTTTTAGACATTATTCAACGCTTAGTAGATTGTAACGAACAAGTTGAAAAAGGAACGAATTTACAGAACATACCTTCACGCTCGGAAGAAGGATTGCGAGTGCGTAAGACCTTTGTTCCTCGAAAGGGATACACGTTTGCCGGTTCGGACTTATCTTCTATTGAACCACGATTACAAGCGCATCGCATGTCTACAGAATTCGGAGATGAGATATTCGCAATTATGTTCCGCAAAGGGCTTGATCCTTACGTGGAATTCGCGTCGTTGCTGTTCGATGTGCCAAAAGAACATTGCGTGGAATCGTATTACAAAAAAGTAAAGGGCACTGATAGGGCCGTACCTCCATTCCGTAAATTAATGAAACAATTATTCCTAGCGGAAGGATACGGACAGGCTTTCGAGCAGTTTTATAAGTCCGTTCAAGTATATGGAATTAAAGAAGAACACGCATCAACGGCGTATAAGAAATTCGATGAAGTATTACCAGGATTTAAAAAGATGGTAGAAGCGACATTTGAACATCTTCGCCAACATGGATGGGTCGCTACCTTATGGGGACAGAAACGTAGATTCCCGAAATATAAAGAACAATGGAAAAGGCTAAACCAACTCATGCGTAAAGCGCGCATTTTAGATAAGAACGATCCGAAGCTAGGTGAGAAATCAAGGAAGTTAAAGTGGGAAGAACGTTCGGAGTTTTGGGAGTTAATCAAAGCGACAGGGAAAGCCGAGCGGCAAGCGTTTAACCATACGATTCAAGGTTCGGGCGCTAACGTATTACAGCTTTGTATGATTCGTAGTTATTACGAATGTACTCTTGCGAAAGGTTGGGAATTCAACCTAACGTTACATGACGAAATGAAGCATTCGATTCCCAACGATCAATTAACGCCTGAAGTTATTGCGTTGTATGACGACATTATGACGAATACGGTCATTTTAGAAACTCCACTAGAATGCGACACGGTAATTGAACCGGAGTGGATGAGCGAGTATTCGGCGGAAGATTGGGATTTCGAAAATTGTAAACCTAAGGAGGAAACGGAATGAGTGAACGAGTTAAGAAACGAGAAGATTTAATCGGTGATACTGGCGTAATTATAAGAACTTTCAAAGTAATAGATGCTCGTGAAGGAATTCACGGTGTAGATGTTCGAGTATGTGATTCGGACGGTGAGGAGTATTGGACGTCGTTGGAGAATGTCGAATTAGATAGTGGGGTGACTAAATGAATCTATTCGAAGTACCAACGAAAGAACTAAGCGAGGAATTAGAACGACGACAAGGTGTAATTACCGTCCATGTTGAGCCTTACGAAAAGATAGAGGTCGGAGGTATTGTGGTTAACGGTCCGGCAATCGTTTTAATAAATCAGGATTAAATAAATAAATAAAGCTACTTAAAATCCCGTTATGTATCGGTGAGTAGTCGGGATAAGTAGCTTTATGTAAGAAACGTATTAATGTAAAACTTTCCATGGGTCTGGTTGAGGACTAATTGATCCTGACATCTTCTGAAGCCCGATTGCTACTAAACGTTTTGTAATTTCGCCACCAACTGAACCATTAGCTCGAGCTGTGGAATCAGCGCCCAATGTAACGCCTAGTTCATGTGCTACTTGTTGAACAATTGGGTCAATTGGATCTATTGGGCCTTTTGGTTTTGTATAAGAGCCCTCATCACTTGGTCTAGTATTAATGATATTCATGAAATCACCGCCTTTCTACTATTAGAATTCATTTCAGATTCTTTTTTATACGAGGGAATAATTGGATATATAACGATGATTAATTACTTAAAAATCAATGTTTGAGGGGAGTCGATAATTTGAGTAGAAATGCAGCACAATTACTACGTCAGAATACGAAAGAAATATTTGCTTATGAAATCGCAGAGGAATTTCGTAACTTCCTCGAAACGTGGCATTCATACACGGAGCCTTATGATACTCCGGTGGATATTTGGCTCCACGAAAGCTATGCAAAAGTATTAAGCAAAGGTACGTTCTTAGATTATCGGAGTCTACCGTATTTCTCACCTTCCTCAGCGAATAGTTGTCCGAGGGAGCTTTACGAAAAGGCATTAAGAAGTCCACGAGATCAAGCCGAAGTGAAGCCGTGGCAAAGACGCTGGCAATTTATCGGAACTAACATCGGAGATGCAATCCAACGTGATATTTTACTAGCGGAACGACATTACGAAAAGTTCACTGGTGAGAAACCACGTTTCAGAATTGAACGAACGAAAGATGGTTATCCAGCGTTTGAGGATTTCGTTAAAACTCGTAAGGTAATCGAACACAATAACCAACAGTTCGCTTTAATCGGTACGTGTGACGGTATTTTAGAATACACCGATGAGCATGGCGTAATTACACGCGTCGGACTCGAAATAAAATCGAAACAGACTACCTATAGTAAAACTTCCGAATATTCACTGCGCGAACCTGGCGCCGACCACGTCAAACAAGTTACATGCTACTCGTTAATGTACGACTTAGATTACTATATCGTACTTTACGTAAATGCATCCAAGAAAGCATGGAGTATGAGCGAAGAAGACTATATGAAATACCCGGACTTCAGAGCATTTGGTGTTGCGATAACGGATGAAATGCGTGATGAGGTCTTGGATAAGTTTGCTAGTGTAGTAGCGGCCGTAAAAACGAAGCAACCTCCGAAACTAGATATCGAACATTGGACATTTAATAATTTTAAGAAAGCCTGTGCGCATTCGTTAAGTGACGAGGAGTACGAGGAGATTAAGACGAAAGTCAATCGAGTGAAGCGTTCGAGTTTATCAGATACGAAGAAAGCTCCGTATATTGGGGCGTTGGAGTTTATCGATAAAGTGAGGTCTTGTAATAATGGCTCGAAGTAAAAAAGCCTTTCGCACCCTAGCAATCGACACATCACTCGGTTGCCCAGGCATTGCGGTAATCGATGTAATCAATGGTAAACCTAAGTTAATCGATGTATCCCACGTTAAAACAAAGTCGACCGAACCAATAGCACTCCGAACACAGATTATTGAAGCATGGGCGTTATTGTTTATCCGTAGACATGCGCCTTATGACTTGATAATTAGAGAGGGATTCGCTAGTAAAATACCACATACGAATTACACGGTGTTTAGCGCCTGGAATGCGGTAGATAGAGCGCTTAATAGTTTCGGCTTAAAGGTCGATGATAGTATCGGGCAGGCTTCCGTTAAAAAGAAACTACTCGGTAAGGGACGAGCGGAAAAAGAAGAGGTCGAGGCCGGTGTGAGGCGATACGTTGAGTGGGGCGAGTTCGAAACAAACGATCAATCGGATGCTTGTGCGATAGGACTAGCGTATTTAATCGATAAGGAAATTATTACGAAGGAGGAAACGGAATGAAGTATGTGCTTCACCGACTAGGAATCGTATTCTCTCCGTCACTCACGTACAAAGGAGTCGGACCATTTCCTATTAACTTCGCAAGAAAACGCTTTGAACAACGTATTAGATTAATCGAAGAATTCATACGTAAGCAGAGGGAGGGTGTAGAATGAGTGACAAGTTAAACGAATTATTTGCATTACAGTCCGAGCTAGATAACCGAATCATCTCCGAAAGAAACATCAATAAGTCACTCGATGAATGGGTCGTAGGTATCACGCTCGCAATGGAAAGTGAGATCGACGAAATCAGGCGTGAAGTAAATTGGAAGTGGTGGAAGAACGAGAAGCCGATTGATAAGGAAGCATTACAAGGCGAAATAATCGACATGTGGCATTTCTTGATCAGTCTGTCGTTATTATGTGGTTTATCAGCGGAAGATGTTTATCGTATTTACTTAGAGAAGAATCGAGAGAATCACGCAAGGCAGGACGGTACGAGTGCGAAGGAAGGTTACGAAGCAGGTGTCGATTGGGCTAACGGTAAAGATTGGTCAGGCATACCAGGACAACTCGAATTTGATTTTGAAAAGGGAGGCATAAAATAAAACCCGTATTACTACGGGCTTAAAGAAGACCTTCAACTTTCGGAAGGGGTAGAGGGAATTGGAGAACCGTAAGACGGTGTTACTTCACTAATGATGTATTTCGATGCGTAAAACTTAAAGTTTTTTCTATCGTATGCATAGGGGTTATTTTTTCTAACTTTAATAGCGACCTTAAAAGTAATAATAACCTCTTTTGTGTCACGGTCTAATGTAAAGGGAATATCTAAACGTGTAAAACTATTAGACTTAAATACTCCATAATTTGACTTAGGGGCATTTAAATTTGCTTTTCCATAGATAGATTCATATTCAAAATAAGTTGCATCTAAATCTGATCTGCGCAAAATTAACTCATTGTTGGTTGCCAACATTTCTGTAGGTTTATTAACATCAAAAACTCTTAAATCGAAATATCCTATATCGGAAGGTGAGGGATTAACGACCTTAATAAAAGCGATATAAGACCCTTTATCCATTTTTATAGAGATGTTGTCTGTGTAAATGGAGTTTATTTTTAATAAGTCTGGTTCGAATGTAACATCTAATCTCTTTTTGTTTTGCTTGTATACGATAAAAGAAAGGATGAAAGCAGCTAAAGAGATGATAATCGGTAAAACAAATCTTAAGATAAATAGGCCATTTTCTTGAAAAAGTTCAGCTATTTTTTGCATTTACAAAACCTCCTTATGAGTTATTATACGGTAAAACTTACGATGAATCTAATTATCTATTTATTTGATTTATAAGAGAAGGAGTCGATAAGAGTGAAAGTTAAGTTACTAGCGCATACGCAATTAAGCGATGAATTTTACAATAGTTTTGGCGAAGGTAATTATACTAACGACCTAGACGATTATGATTGCACAGACGGACAAGCCGTAGCGTTATCCGCAGTCCGTACGTGCTACTCCGCAAACAAACCTTCAGAAATAGTCGCTAAAGAAGGCGGTCGATACTTTGGCAATAAGGCAACGGACGGAGGGAAAGGTACAGAAGCTGATCGCTTAATGCGCCATATCATAGCGAGCAAACATACGAGCACTCTAGAACATATAACATTTACGTTTGCTATCGAAGGTGTGAGCCGTGCTTTACTCGCTCAACTCACTCGTCATCGAGTCGGATTTAGCTTCTCAGTACAGTCGCAGAGATATGTACGTTTTGGTAGCGATGATAAGTCAGGTGGCTTTGATTATGTTACTCCAAAAAGCGTAAGTGAAAGCGAGAAAACTTTCGATATGGAACTACCGGACGATACTACCGTCAAAGCGAATCCCGAACAGTTTTATAAAGATGCGATGGAGACGGCTCAATATTGTTACGACACGTTACGCTCTATGGGAATTCCAGCGGAAGACGCACGTATGGTTCTTCCACAAGCAGCAACTACGAATCTAGTAATGACGGTAAATTTACGTAGTTTACTAGACTTCTATGCTAAACGCAGGAAAGGTAACGGAGCACAAGCTGAAATTACTGAGTTAGCGGAGCATCTACGAAAAGAAGTCGTTAAAGCAGAACCGTGGGTAGACGAATTTTTTGAAGGAGGACGTTAATATGGCAGAGATAACTAAAATCGAAAGTAAAGACGGAAATATCTACGAGGTTGATGGAAAGAGATATCGCGAGTTGACGAAAGAGCCAGCGGTTGGGGATACAGTGTTAATCGTTAACCCTCTAGATAACTTAGACTATAATTACGGGGATGTATTTCCAATAGTAGGGACAACCTCAGAGGAAAATACTTACGATTTTATCGATAATAAAGGTGATATTAATGGTGCTTGGAGAAGCGAGTTCGTAGTAGTCGAGCCTATCAGTAATATAACAGAAAGTAACGAAATATCCCGAAAAGTTACTCGCCTAGAAGAACGTACAGAAGAAAATCACCGTAATATCTTAACGTTCTCACAAATAGCTGAATCCGCTAGAAGCGACGCATCGAAAGCAATCGGCAGTGTAAACGCCCTAGACGAACAGTTAGAGTTAGTTCGTGAAGACATCGTATTCCTTGACGAAAAGATAGACGAGTTAAAGGAAACCGTAACAGGACGTAATACTACACCGTCTATTTATATTAATATCGAAAACTTAAATATATCAGGCACGGAATCACTAAAAGAATTCATCGAAAAAATCGCGAAAGGGTGTGGTAGAGGTGTTATGTAACGCTAAGAAGATCGCTATTACGGGCAAAGCGCGTTCCGGGAAAACGGAGTTATCTCACTACGCCTGGATGTTATACGGATTTAAAGAGTTTGACTTCTCAGCGGTATTAAAGGACGAGTTCCATCGTCTGTTTCCACATGTACCACGCGATCCGAAACCACGCGCTTATTATCAAAAGTTCGGTCAGTGGTTACGAGAGATTGATCCGGATATTTGGGTGAAGCTGACGATGGGAAAGGTACACGAGTATTGCTTCGAGGATGCGTTAAACAAGGTGAATCATAAATCGAAAGTGTTAGTAAACGGGGTGAGACAACCGAATGAATATCAACGTCTTAAGGACGAAGGTTTTACTGTTATCCGAGTAAATGCATCGGATGGCTTGCGTATTGGACGTGCTGAAAAAGCCGGTGATGTATTTACCGAAGCTGATTTGGAGCATGAAACAGAAAGTCATATCGATACTTTCGAAGTAGATTATGAGATTAATAATAATGGTGAGCTAATTCAGTTGTACGGCCAGTTCGATAAGATTATGAACGATATAGGAATGCAAACAGTAAGTAGTAGGGAAATTACGGCGGAAGCTCTTGCTGGTATTAGGAAGTTTTTATAAACAGTGTGGAGATTGAGAGTCTCAATTGTATATACCCACGTAAGGCAAAAAGAACGAGGAGGAATCAAAATGACCAACGTAATCATTTACACAAAGAACGCATGCCCGAACTGCGACCAAGTAAAGTGGGCGTTAAACGCCGCAGGAGTAACTTATGAAACTCGTAATATCGACGGAGACTCATCACATGCAGCCTGGATGGCTGACAAAGGATATATGAGCGCACCTGTAACCGTATTTCCTAGCGGTAAGGAATTAGTCGGATTTGACATGGGCGAGTTTGCTGCAGAATTAAATCTATAAAAGGAGCGTGGGTACATGGGCGTAAGCAAATACGATAACGAAGCGGCACATCGTCGTATTGAACAAAACTATGCATTAGACAACCCGAAATCAATTGATTTATTACTACGGCATTTACCGTATATGTATGAACGTAGATTTAACGGTGATTATGCAGCCTGCGATATACTAATCGATTTAGAGACGGCAATCTCAAACGCGGACTTGACGGATAGGCAGCGTCAAGTCTTGCGATTAGTGTATTTCGAGGATATGAAACAAACGCAAGTTGCGGTCGAGATGGGAATCACGGCACCAACGGTAAATTTATATAAGCGGTTGTTAGCGCAAAAGATAGCGGCAGTGTTTGAACGATGGGGCTGGGAAGACGAAGGTTATAAATTGACGGTGGTAAGTACGGAAAGGAAGGTGGTCGCTTAATGGAGGAACAAACGAAGTATACAAAATACATCTTCAATATCAACGGGGATTACAAAACGCAGTTTGAAACGTACGTAAATATGCTAATTACTAGTCTCCGAGAGAGTGATTCTAGCGCGATTAGTAATAGGGATGTACGTGCGGAAGAAATTAAATCCCTCACAGACGCTTATGTGAGAACGGTAGGAGAGCGCCCTGAGCCGAAGCAACTCGAACACTTAGCAGATTTGATGCTATACGAAGAGTTGCACGACACACATCCGGATAAGATGGCTCGTGAAGAATATCCGATTATGAGCGATCATCAGTTGTCGAGAAGACATAGCGGAGAAGTATCGATGAAAGTAGCGGAGGAATACGGCGTCGATCGTCGCAACTACAAGCCTCCTGTGCGTAGGAAAAGAACGAGAAAAGAGACGTGGCAAATCGATAGGGACGCGAAGTCTAGGAACGAAGAGAGACGGAAGGTGTATCGGGAGTTTACGAGGGTGCAAGCGGTTAGGGTATATAATGGAAGGGAGCTAGTCGTATGCAAATAAAAATAGCTTTTGAAGATAATACTTCGAAAACACTTACGTATTCTGGTGAAGATAGTTTTGCGGAGTGGTGTAAGACGTTCTTTTCTGGTAGATATTTCGTATTAAACGCTCATGAAACGAAAGGTAATATGTGTATTGATACGCAAAAAGTAAAGTATGTTGAATGTATAAAATAAGAACTGATGAAGGCTACCTATATGGTGGTCTTTTTTATGGCTTATTCATATGTTAGAATTGTATAGTAATATCAAGATGCTGATAATTCAGATTTTAAATATTAAGGGGGAAATAAAAATGAAAAAGTTAACAGATGTACTTTCGCTTAAACAAGCGGAAAACCCACAGATGCAATACCACATTTACATAAGCACAAAGAGGGATATCGAATTAGAAGGTCGTATTGATTTAGCGGAGAAAAATAAAGAAGAGCAAATACAAACGGAATTGATAGAGTTCATAGAAAATCAAGACAATGAAAATGAATTTATTCTAGTTGGTAATCAAGCTGTAAAAGTTAATGAAATCATTTATGTAAAGGTAGAATCGTTGAGGTACTTTGGTTTTTAAAAAAAGCTATTATTATAAAGAATAACATCTTTTTAAAAAGGCTGAACTGCACCCCAATTGTTAGACACAGTCTAACAATTGGAGGTGCAGTTTTTCTATGGCTAAATTTACAGCTGATGAAAAAATACAAATCGTTCTACGTTATTTGAACGGAAATGAAAGTTATCGAGAAATGGGTAGATCGCTCGGTATAAGTGACACAATCATTTTGAATTGGGTAAACCAATATAAACAGAATGGTCTGGAAGCTTTTCTAAAACGATGTACAAATTACACACAACAATTTAAACTAGACGTACTAAACTTTATGATTGAAAACGGTATGTCCTTATTTGAGACGGCAGCTATCTTTAATATTCCTGCCCCTTCAACGATTTCTGTTTGGAAAAAACAGCTCGAAACACAAGGAATTGATGCCCTTCAATCTAAGAAAAAGGGGCGTCCATCCATGAAAAAAGATTCAAATAAACAATTAAAACAACATTTAGCTGAAGGGTCAGTCGAAGCACTTGAAGCACGCATTAAACAGCTTGAGATGGAAAATGAGTACTTAAAAAAGTTAAATGCCTTAGTTCAAAACAATGAGTACTTAAAAAAGTTAAATGCCTTAGTTCAAAACAAGGAAAAATCACAAAACAAGACAAAGCGCAAGTAGTCTATGAATTAAGGCATAAATATTCGGTGAAGGCACTCGTGGAGCTAGCTACTATTCCTCGAAGCACGTATTATGATTTAGTAAAGAAAATGAATCGTCCAGATGTAGATGCCGATTTGAAAGCTGAGATTAAAGCGATTTATGAGGAAAATGAAGGTCGTTATGGTTACCGTCGCATTCGTGATGAATTAACGAATCGTGGCCAGAAAGTGAACCACAAGAAGGTTCAGCGCATTATGAAAGAGCTTGGGTTAAAGTGTGTTGTGCGTATGAAGAAATATAAATCCTATAAAGGAAAAGTCGGTAGAATTGCACCTAATATTTTAGAGCGTAATTTTCATACAGATGCACCGAATCAAAAGTGGGTAACAGACATCACAGAGTTTAAATTGTTTGGAGAAAAACTGTATGTATCACCTGTATTAGATTTGTATAATGGTGAAATTATTACCTATACAATTGGTTCTAGACCGACGTATTCGCTTGTTTCAGACATGTTAGAGAAAGCATTGGAACGTTTACCTGAAACGCACCAGCTACTGATGCATTCGGATCAAGGATGGCATTATCAAATGAGACAGTACGTCCGTACTCTTGAATCAAGAGCTATCGTCCAGAGTATGTCTCGAAAAGGCAACTGTTACGACAACGCAGTAATAGAAAATTTCTTTGGGATTATGAAGTCGGAGTTCCTCTACATAAAAGAATTTGAAAATGTAGAGCACTTTAAAATAGAATTAGAAAAATATATAGATTATTATAATACGAAACGGATTAAGGCAAAATTAAAAATGAGCCCGGTACAATACCGGACTCACTTTTATCAAGCTGCCTAA